TAGTCCACGTCGTGGCCGCACAGGTCCATCCGCCACAGCGACTCGCTGGTCGCCTGCGAGATTCGCCCGTCGTAGGTTGGCACCTCGATGAGTATGCGCATTATCCCTCCGCGTTGCCGTTCCTGATCGCGTAACGCTCGCGCTGGTACGCGCGCATTTCGTCCTTGTGCTTCTCGTAGTTTGCGCGTCGCATGCTGTTTATCTTCTCGCGCGAGTTTGCACCGTCGGCGGCGTCGTACTTGCCCTCGTAGTAATTCGGGTCGTAACCGGACACGCCGCCGTCGTCGCCGAACCTGATGGCGAACTCGCACTCGCAGTTCGGGTGGATGTGGTCGGCGTGGTTCTCGATCGTTCCCTTGCGCGCGTACGTCCACCCGTTCGACGCGACCGCGATACAGAACGCGCACGTTTCGGACCCGTTCGGTATCCACGCGAACTGCGCGCCGTCGCGCCTTGCGTTCGACAGCATCGTGCGCGAGCCCGACCGCTTGACTTCGTTGGCCGCTGCGACGCCGCACGCCTTCGCGAACTCGTCCACAGCGCCCGCTTCGAGCAGCGGAGCAGCCTTGTCGACCATCGCGCCTATCCTGCCGCGGTTCGCCACGACAACTGGCACGGCCTTGTCCACTGCCCTGCCTGCGTCACGTGCGACGTGCTCGTACCACACGCACGCCAGCGCGGCTGCCGACCTTCCGTGCTTGACGGCGGTCTGCGCCGCTTTAGCGACTATCGCCGACTTCGTGAGCGCCTTGGTCGACTTCGAGACGTAATCGGAGACCTCCTTGGCGGCGGCCTCCCGCTGCGCTGCCTGGCGCGCGGAGTACCTGTCCCACGACCTACGCTTCAGCTTCGCCATACTCGTCCTCGTACTCGGTCAGGTCGGCGAGTCCCGCGGCGCGCTCGGCATCGGCGTTGATGCGTGTGATGTCGGCCTGGACGATGCCGAGCTGCTCGAGCGCGTAATCGCTCTGCGCCAGCTTCGGAACCGCCTGGATGGCCTTCAGCATCGCGTCGGCCTGCGCCACGAGCGACGGCTTGCGCGGGTCGGTGAAGTGCGCCGTGAAGTCGAGCCGCGACGCCTCGTCGAACGTCATGCCGTCCTCGGACTCGATGGCCAGCGCCATGGCCGCGACGTTGTCCAGCGCCTCCTGGTTCGAGCGGTTGAGCGACTCCGCCTCGATGCACAGGTTCGCCGCGGCGGTCTGCACGGCCTCCGCGCTGATGTAGGTCGACTGCACGACGCCGAGGTCGCTCACCGGTATGCTGGTCACTCCGCTGAACTGGTTCGCCAGCGAGTTGATGTACTCGATGTGCGGTCCCATCGACATCTGCGAGAACTGGCCGAGCTGCGGCGCGTCGCCCGTCTGCGGGTTGTCGGTGAATCCCATGATGGACCCGGTGACGAGCGTCCACTTGTCGTTCATCAGCGCCTGGAGCTGGTCGTCCGACAGCCCCGACGCCCACCTTTGCGGGTTCGTGTAGAACTCAGCCGAGACCTCCACGCGCTCCATCTCGCGCAGGTAGTTGTCGGTCAGCGTCATGACCGCGCGGCTGATGCGCGACCGCCCGAACGGCTTGAACACGTCGGCGCGGTACTTCATCGGCTCTATCATCGGGCGCCCCATGGAGTGCGGGTGCGGCGTGGCCGTCCATTCGGAGTCGCCGCGCTCGAGCACCCACGTCACGTCGTCCATGTAGACGTTCACCAGGCTCGGCTTGTACGTGAAGTCGCTGTTGCTCTTCTTGCCGTCGATGATGGCCAGCCCCGCGCTGATGCGCTGCTTGTCGTTGTCCCACAAGCCACTGGCGGTCTCCGCGCTGTGGTAGTTCACCTGCGCCCTGCCGTCGCGCTGCGTGAGCGTCGCGAAGGTGCAGCCGCACACGAGCTCCGACGGGAGCGCGCGGGCGTACTTGTCCACGAGCCGCGTCCTGGCGACTATTCCCTTGAGCGATTCGGCGTCCGAGCCGACGAAGCCGTCGAAGCCGCTGCGGTTGGCGAGCGACATGACCGCCTTCTCGGGCCACGAGCACGACACGTCGAGCCGCACGTCGTCCGGCACGCTGATTCCCAGCGTCTTCGGGCGGACCTTGCCCTCGAAGTACCTGCGCAGCATCTCGTTGCGCTCGAGGTTCTTGGCGAGCACGCCAACGAGCTCGGCCGTCACCGCCGAGGCCTCTGCCGACAGCCCGCGCGCCTTGTGCAGGCCGTCCATCGTCGTAGTGATCATCCCACGAGCCCCTTCCTGCGCGGGTCGCGCCGCGCCGTCATGACTCCCCATACCGCCAGGCTCGCGGCGGTCACGGGTGTGGGGTTCTCGCCTCCGAACCCCCAGGAACCGCTGTTCCCGATGTTTCTCCTAACAGACGTCACGGCGCTGTCCCGCAAGTCTGACTGCGGCGCGTACCATGACAACCTCGACTCGTTCACCATGTCCAGCAGCGTCGTGGCGGCGCTCGTAGCGTCCGCAGCGCTTGCGACGTGGACGTAGCCCTTTGGCATGCGCTCCAGCCTGTCCACCAGCGCCTGGACGCCAGCCTTGCCGTCGATGACGCACACGCTCGCCCTGTCCCTGCGCTCGGCTATGAACTCGGCGAGCCAAGTCAGCCCCGCGCTCGCGTTCTCGCGCCTTACAAGCTCAACATGCACGCCGTCGTCGTGCTTCAACGCCACGGCCAGGCACACCTCACCGCCGTCCGCGCTGAAGCGCACGCCGTAGGCCAGCTTGCCGTCTTCGGGCGGCTCGTCGGTGGCGAGCTCGTCCCATTGCCATTCCTGCATGGCGTAGCGCATGACCCCGCACGTCGGGCTCCACCATCCCAGGCGCTCGCGGGCGAAGCCGTCGTCGCTCATCGTCTGCTGTTCCTCGGCGGTGAAGTCCTCGTCGAGCCTGATGCCCAGCGCGGGGTTGCACTCGTACCAAAGCGAGCGGTCGGACGTGTCAATGTCGTCGATGCTCTTTGCGCTGACTCCCCACTCATGCCACGCCGTGTGCTCTCCTGGGAAGTCCAGGGCGGCCGCCCGTACCCGCTTGAATACGTTCCCTGGGCAATTCGGGCCGGGCGGCGTTCCCGTGTATATCAGCTGGCGCTGTCCCGTGTCGGACGCGGCCAGCGTTGCCATGATCGCTTCGACCTGCTCGTCTTGGAGCTCCTGCGCTTCGTCGTAGACGACCAGCGATATGCCGGCGAAGCCGCGCGAAGCGCCGCGCGTCCGCGCGCTGTACTCGATGCGGCCGCCGTTCCTAAGTTCGATGGCTTCCTCGCCGTTCGTCCGCCTGATGCGAAGCACCTCGGCCTGGAGCTCTGGGTGGCTGTCGTCTGTGAACAGCGACTCGATGCGGCGGAAGGCCTTCTTGCTCGTCTTCACCTGATGAGCCGTGTGCAGTATCTTCTCGCCGTTCACCAGCAGGCCGTAGAACTCCCGCGCTTCGACCACGGCGTTCTTGCCGTTCTGCCTTGGGACCGATAGCCCCGCGGTGGTCGTCACGTAGTCGCCGCGCTCGTCCGTCCCCAGCCACGCGTCGAGCACCATGGCCTGCCACGGGTCGAGCGTGAAGCCGTAGGTCGCAACGAGCTCGGCCGCGTCGGTCCCGTCCGTGTCGGACCGCGCGGGCTCGATGCGCACCCTCGGCTCCTGGCTACCCCGCCTTGCGCTTGCGTATGACTTCAAGCGGCGTCACCTTCGCTTCGGGTTGCGGTTTCTCGTCGACCTGCTTCGTGCGCTGCTCGACTGGGCCCATGCCCAGCTGCTCGCGTGCGAGCATGTCCAGCGCCTTCGGGTTCCCGCCTAATGCCTGCATCATGAGCTCCTTGCGCAGCATGGCGCGGCCCATGGCGGCGAACTTTGCGCGGGCTTCCTCGAAGCCCATGCCGAACGCTTCCCTGCTCAGCCCGTCGAGCTCCGTCGGCTCGCAATTGAGCACGGCGCACACTTCCTCGGCGCCGTTGAACTGCATCAGAAGGCCTCGCACTTGCTCGGCGTCTTGCGGCGTCCACATGGCGCCCCCCCTTGCAAAAAAAGATGGTCTGAACTGGACTTTTTTTCAAATTAGTACTTGCATTGTTATGGGGTATACCTTATAATTAAACCATCGAAGAGAAAGGACGAACAATGAAACTCGACAAGCAAACCTTCACCGATGGCAGCTACCTGATCGAAAGCGCGAAAGGCGAGAGCGTCTTCGTGATAGTCGACTGCGAGAACGT